ACTACGTCATCAAAGTAAACGGAGACTTCCATATGTCTTACAATAACTTCGACGAAGCGAAACTGGCATACGACCGAATGAAGTCAGCAACACCACGCGAAGAAATAATTGAATCAAAAGAAATCTAAAATCAAATAATAAAATCAAAATGAACAATGAAAACAAATGCAAGACACCACTTCTCTTTCCAGAAGACATCAATGAAATTCAAGAAGCTATTATCGTCGCCCAAAATTATTGGGGTGATAAGAGAAATGGAACATTGGATTGGGATGCGTATTGCTCCTATCGAATTGATAAACTTGAACGAGTACTCAAGCACATTATCACAACGAATTGGAAAGAACTACCAGAGCCAAACGAAGAAGTCTAACTTTGTTTGCGTTTCTTCGTCAGCGTCAGCGTACAACCTAACGCACAACGAGATAAGCGCGAACATTGAGAAACATCAAAAACTTTCGGAAGCGCGTTGGAACGACAACTTAATTGAATACATTTGCAATCACTAAAATCAAATCACTATGTACAACCCTAAAATCACTTATCACTTTTCGATGGACGACGTAAAGCGTCTGAACAATCAAATCAAAGTAATCGCAGAGAACTACCACGAAGAAGACACAGGTTGGTTTCACGAAAAGGAAGGAATGCAGTTTACCGACGAAAATCAAAATACTTTTGAAATCGATATTCTCGGACGCTTCTTTCGCAAAGATGAACCCGAATACGATCTCCACTACATTCGACTCAAGAAGGACGGAATCACTTTTGAATTTGACTACCGAATCTTTGAAGACAAAATCTAAATGGGGTACTTTAAGCGAATCAGCGAGGAAGAACAAATGTCGCAGAACGAATGGTTCTGGCAGAACGAAGAAGCGAAACTCGCAAACAAATTTGAAACATATATAAATCAACAACAAATAAACAACAACAACACAATGAGCATCATTGCACAACCCTCAAACAACAACGGCGGCGGTCAAACAGTACCCGCAGGAACACACGTAGCGCGTTGCTACCAAATCATTCACATCGGAACGATTCTCGACACCTATCAAGGCGAAGAGAAGCTTGTAAACAAAGTTCGCTTAGTGTTCGAACTACCAATGGAAACCGCTGACTTCGGTAAAGGTGAACAACCGTTTTCAATTGGTCGCGACTTTACTTTGTCTATGCACGAAAAGAGCGGTTTAAGAGCCTTCGTTCAAGGTTGGTTAGGGAAGTCTATGAGCGACGCAGAAGCTAACAAATTCGACATTGCTACGCTTCTTGGAAAGGAAGGAATGTTAAACGTAATGCACCGCACCGCGAACACAGGAAGAACGTACGCAGACATCAAAGGTGCTTCGCCACTTGTTAAGGGAATGACTTGCCCACCGTTAGTAAACAGCGCGTTTCTTTTAGACTACGACAGCGAAGATTTCGACTTGCGTTTCAAGATGCTTCCAGAGTGGTTGCAAAACAAAGTGAGCAGTTCGAAAGAATTTAGCGACCGATTGGATAAGGCTGCGGATCAAATGAACAAGGCGAAGCAGATGCTCGAGAAAAGCGGTTTGGTTCAACCAACTGACGAAGATGAATTGCCATTCTAAATAATACGAGAGGGTTGAAATATACCCTCTCTTAATCTTAAATCTAAAACAATGAAGAAACTTATTTCACTTGAAAAGCGCGTTGAGAATCTACTTAAAAAGTACAAGACGCTTCGCAACAACAACAAAGCACTTTGTGTGCGCGTTTGGGAACAACAGTTTGACGAACGCAAAGACATCACAAGCAACTTCTTCGCTATGTACGAAAGCGGAAAGTACGTCAGCGCGGACAACATCACACGCATAGCGCGACTTGTTAAAGAACACAACCCAGAGTTACGCGGAACGAATTACGCTGACAACAAGAAGAAAGAGCAGTTAATTAAACCACTATTAAAGAAATGAACAAACAATTGTATTCAACCCCATTCGGTCGCTTAGTCAAGATTAATTTCAAGACGTTGACGAACTTTAAAACAGCGTTACGCATAAGCGATCCAACGGCACGTCTTTACGTCGCACACCCCGAAAGAATGAGAATCAAAGACTTCAACAACATTTGTCTTCATACAGGACTTTCACGCGAGGACGTATTCAGCACATTCACACCAACCAAATTAATAAACGAAGAAAATGACTAACGAACAAATAAGACAGCAGATAGTGGATATGATTCCATTTGCACATATGGAAAGATTCGAGACACTATGGACGATGTTAACGCCGAAATACGAGCGTCTATCGACCGAACAAATAAAGATTCAACAGGAACTTGAAAACGAACGTGAAGCGTTCTGGAGCGCACTCGAAGATGTAACGTGCAGCGTGTTAGGTCTTCAATCACAAACGCTATACACCCCGACAAGACGACGCGAAATCGTAACCGCAAGACAAATGATATTCTTTTTAATCCGTCCGTGTTACTTCCAGTCTTACGATTCAATCGGGAAACACTACGGCAAAGACCACGCTACCGTGATGCACGGAATCAAACAAGCGACGTGGCAAATAGAAATGGACAGGACGTACCGCGCAACCGTTGAACGCATCTGTTTTTTAATGAATGAAGTGGGTTATGCTAAACCTATCAAGTTTTTCACTAAATTTGTCGAACATCTGGAACACCAACGTGAACTTGAAGTGAAAAGAAGAGCGAAACTAAACCTATAAAATCAAACAATATGAAAAGCGATTTAACATTCTGTCCCAACTGCGACAAGGAATTATTAGGCGAACGCGTTGACTTCGTCTTGCAAGACCAAGAATTTGAAGACTGGGACTCGGCTTATGAGTTCATCGACGACGAAGGAGAAATAGTTTTATGCGACGACTGCCACGAGTGGGACTACGCAGACGACGACGCGAAAGGGGAGGGTTGGGAATGATACCATTTCACAAAAGCGTCAAATGCTACCGACTGTTCTACGGTTACTCGCAAGAGTACCTTGCGTACAAGTTAGGGATTGAACAAAGCAACTATTGTTTGCGCGAACAAGGCACAACGAACTTCAAAGACGCGGAAGTTGAGATACTAAAAGAACTTTTTAAAATAGAAATTAGAGAGGAGAAAATATAATGCTGATACTACAACTCAAAAAGAGAATCGAGATTCTCGAAGCGAAGGCACAAGAACAGGAACAAAAGATAAACGACTTGTTAAATAAGTTTGTTTTACAAAGTACACTTCCTACACTTGCTACACCAAAAGAAAAGAAGTCGCCATTCAAGAAGCCAACGGTCGTAGAGATATTCGACTACGCGTGTGAGAAATTAAGCAAGGAAGACGCTCTCGCGTTTACCGAGAAATTTCACGCACATTATGAAGCGAATGGTTGGAAGGTGGGAAGGAATCAGATGAAAGACTGGAAGGCGGCGGTGCGAACGTGGGACTTAACTAAATTTGCAACTCAAACAAACCAAACTCAAACTAAAATCAAAAATGGAAAATTCGACTCCGATGCTGCGCAACGCATCTACAACGACGCTCACAACTACACAAAGGATTGATCGTGCCGAACGCGAAAGCGCGTTTGTAGCCGACTACGACCTTCCAACATTTGTTAAACTTTGCTCAAAGGTTTGCGCTATGTATGGCATAGCACTTCCAGAAGCGCAGTTACTTCAAATGCTGCACGAGTTCATCGTTAAACACTTTCGATGGGTTACGTTTGAACACTTCAATCTTGCATTCGAAATGAACGCGGCAAATGAACTGTCCAAAAAATGCGAACACTTCGGAGCTTTAAGCGTGTCTTTTATAGGCGACGTGTTGACTTGCTACAAACCACATCGCGACAAAGCAAACCTACAAATTCAGAGAGAAATCGCAAATGCGATAGAGGAAAAATCACAACAAATAAAAGAGAACGAAATGGCGGTAAACGATGACAGTTGGAGACGTATGCTTCAAGAAGATATTGAGAGCTTCAAACAAAGCAAATACACGACGTTAGAACTGCGAGGGGTGTCAATGATGCGTTGGCTCGAAGAAAGCAAAAGGATAACGGCTGAGACGTTCACGGACGACGAATACAATTTGTGCAAGGCGAAGGCGAGAAAGACAGTCTTCAACGAACAACAACTTTCAAAAGGAATGGTTGAACGAATGAGCGACCGCAAACGTCAACTCGTTAAAGAATCAATCCAGTTTGAAGGGTTGAGAGAATTGTATAAACTTTATTTGTCGAAGCAATGAGTCAATTTACATTCAACGAGCAAGGTGTTTGCGAGAACCCTATCTTGAAAACTTACAAGTGCATCAATGGATATGAAGCGCAGGTTAGCACCGCTATCGTTCAACGTGGTTTGTGGAGTTACGCAATAAGGTTTTACGGACGTGAGCAGGGTTGGTCTCAACCGCTACTTTACCACGCGGAACATTGCGTTTATCCAACGAAGGACGAAGCGTTCAACGCAGGTCTTGAATTGCTATTACACCAAGTAAAGCAAAACAATGACTTGAAGAAATACGATCGTATTGTTCAGATAATGCAAGACGAATTTTGTCCTGTGGTTGAACCTCAATTAAGTTTATTTTAATGCAACCCTATAAACCAACATACCTGCCGCGTCAGATTGAAGCGTTGAACTTCTTAAATACCGATAGCATCGTTGAGCAGTTGTTATACGGTGGCGCGGCAGGCGGTGGGAAGACGAAGTTCGGTTGTATGTGGCAGATACAACGACGTTTGAAGTACGCTGGAACACGTTCTTTAATTGGACGTAGTAAATTAGACACGCTTAAAAAGACGACTTTAAACACGTTCTTTGAAACGGCTGAAGAATTTGGATTGATAGCGAATAAACACTACACCTTCAACGGACAATCCAACGTGATTAAGTTTTTTAACGGAAGCGAAATTGTTTTGAAAGACTTATTCGCTTACCCTTCGGACGTAAATTTCAATTCACTTGGCTCGCTCGAAATCACAGACTACTTCATTGACGAATGTTCCGAAGTAACCGAAAAGGCGGTCAGCATTGTTCATTCACGTTGCCGTTTTAAGTTGAACGAATACGGTCTTATTCCCAAAGGCTTCTTGTCGTGTAACCCTGCGAAGGGTTGGCTTTATAACGAGTTCTACATTAAGAACAACAGAAACGAACTACCTTCACACCGCGCGTTCGTCCAAGCGTTACCACAAGACAATCCCTTCCTTCCCGTTGCTTACATTGAATCGTTACGAAGACTTCCAGAGTACGACCGCAAACGTCTTTTAGAAGGGAACTGGGAGTTTGACGACGACTCCGACAAGTTGTTTTCAACGGACAACCTGCTGCGTATGTTCCGCAACGAACTAATTGAAGGAAAGAAATATATCACAGCCGACATAGCGCGTTTCGGAAAGGATAGGACAATCATTTGCGTTTGGAATGGATTAACACTTATTGAAATTGTAGAGATGAGTAGAGCAGGAGTTGACGAAGTAGTGAACAGGATTCGTGAATTAGGCAAGAACTATTCAATTTTACTCCAAGATATTTTGGTCGATGAAGATGGGGTTGGAGGGGGTTGCCGTGATTATTTGAAATGTCAAGGATTCCTCAACGGATCTAAACCCAAACAACCGCAATACCAAAATCTGAAAAGCGAATGTTACTACAAATTGGCTCAATATGTAGAGGAGAATCGGCTCACTATTCTTGTGAATGGACGCAAAGAACAAATCGTGAAAGAACTGGAAATGATTAAGCGACACCGCGCAGACGTGGAAGGAAAGTTGCAAGTAACACCCAAAGACGTTATTAAGAACCGCGAAGGTATTTCGCCAGACGTTGCCGACGCAATCATGATGCGAATGTACTTCGAACTTAATCCTTCTTATGGACAATATGTTGTCGGATAAAAAAAATGAAAAAAAGTTTAGTTTTTATTTGGTGGTTCAAAAGTTTAGCATACATTTGTACTCAACAAACAAACAAAATCAAAATGAACGCTTACAACAACTTCACAGACAAATTCAACAACGAGTACAAATTCGATAATTACATGGACTTTGCTACGTTTTGGTTTAACATGAGCAGAAAAGCTGCAATGGCTTATTTTCCAAACAACTTTAAAGTGTTACAAAATGCAGCCGCTAATTCAAAAGAAGCAAGAACAAAAGCATAATAAATAAATAAAAATAAATAACATGATTGGTAACGTAGCAAAAACAGAAAATGGAGTGTATAAATTCTTTTATACTAAACCTTCAAATTGTAGAGTGTCTGAATATGAAATTGAAAATCCAGTTGAAGAAATAGAAGCTTTGTTCACTTCAAATGAAGATTATATTAAAGCGGTTTCTGCAGGTGAAGACAAAGTTAAACTGACGGAAAAAGCAACAGACCACGAATACTACGAATACTACAACATTGAATATCCTTATACGAGAAAAAAGTTTAATGAGTATTCACAAGAGGTTTATGAAAGCATTAAAGAAACTGAAAAGAAATATACAAAAATTATTCTTTGTCTTATTAGCGCTTTAGTTACTTCTTTACTAATTCATTTGTTTTCATGAGTGAAAAAGAAAAGGCGGAAGAATTATACTCGCAGATGTATCGAATTTTGTTTCATACTAACGCAGATCCTATTCATGCAAAACAATGCGCGATTGTTACGGTTGAAGAATTATTTGCAAATACAGATGATTTTGATTTAGACACCAAAGCATATTGGAAAGAAGTAAAAGAACAAATAGAAAAATTATGAAACAAATGAAAAAAATTAAACAAATAATAAGCATATTTTTGAAGTTATTTGATGTTGCAATTGCAATTATTCTTTATATCTTACTTGGATATTCAGCCATTACAGAAACTGAAATGTCTAAAATTATAGATGTTGATTGGTGGATACTATTGTTTGTACTGTCGTTAACTGCGGAGACTTATTTGCGTGAACCTGAAGAAATAAAAACTGAAAAAGTATGAAACAAACACCACTATACACGTCACTAAAAATGACACAGGAAAGAGAACGCGAAATTGTCAACTCAATGGCGACGTACTTCCAACAAGGCAAAGTTCTTGGCGACATCTTGCTTGAACTTTCGCAAAGAAAAGACATGAACGCAAAAGAGAAAGTGTATCTCGCGCTTATGATTGGTTCAATGATGAGTAAACCGAATCAAGATGGCGCAGAGTAAAACTAAAAAAGGAATATGTGTTTACTTGCACAAAGACCTGTGGAACGAGATAGACGAGAAGCGAGGTGAGAATAGTCGCAACACTTTTTTAAGTGAAGCAATCCAGTTCTCTTTGAAGTTCTACGTCGAAGAATCTAAAGTAAAATTGAAAGAACAAACGTCGACAAAATAGCGACGGACGAAGCAACAACGAGAGCGCCAGTACGGCGCTTTTTTTGTTTCTCCAATTTCTTTTTTTCAGTATTCAAAGTGTTAATTTCTTCGTTCAACAACACGGTCTTCTGTTGATAAGCGCCGACCGTTTCTTGTAAGTTGTTTATTTTTCTTTCCTCGATGTTTATTTGTTCCTTCAAGTTGTTAATCACAAGCGAATCAGCGGCAATAACGCTATCACAGGAGTTCACCAAAGTGATAACATCAACGCGATTAATAGTATCTCGAACAATAACAATATCACGAGTTCTTTGATAGGTGGTTTTGGCTTTAGATTGAGCGCTTTCATAGTAAGCAAGTTGTTCTTTTAGTTCAAGTGTTTCTTCTAGAAGCATCTGGTATTGACCCGCGTTGTAGTTTATGATGCTATCTTGCTTTTGTACGTTTTCTTGTACGTTCTTTTTATCCGTACAACCAAACCAATAATAACAAACAACAGTCCAAATAGCAGTTGTCCCAACGAGCAACAAAGCAATTGCGAGTATATTCTTTCTCATAAGATTTGCCCTTCGTGTATTCTTAAATTCTTGACGCTGAATTGTCCATTCGTTCCTTTCTCAACGATCGCGAAGCCGTGATTATATTTCGAATAAGGGTTGTAGTCGGGAGATAATTCAGATAAGCACCCAACACCCCAACAGGTAATAAACTTACCGTTAGCGTCGCGCTCATTGTGTTCCGCTGTTTGGTGGTGGTGTCCGCACAAAGAAGAAACTTTTGTCTTCAAGAACAACCCACGCGCCACGTTTACTGAAGGTAAGAACTGCTTCCCGAACTCATGCCCGTGAAATATCGACAACTTACCGATGTTCAACTTACTCTTTCCGTCAATCCAAGTGATATTGTGTTTATCTAAATGACACAAAGAAGAAAAGTCGAAAGCGTCAATGTCGAATAGTTCGGGTGCTTTAATTCGCATATAACGCCAGTATCGTTCCTCGTGGTTTCCTTCCTTGTAGTAGATGTGAGCGTTAGGAAACTGACCTCGTAACGTATCTACAAACTGACGCATCGCGTAGAGTTCGTCTTTGAATTTTCTTTTGCGTGGATCTTTGACGAAATCGCTAATCATATGACAGTCGAGAGCGTCACCGTTTAAAATCACAGCGTCGCATCCTTGACGAATACCTTCATTAATTGCAACGCTTAACGCTTCATTGTCTTGGTAAGGAATGTGAATGTCTGACAGGATTAAAAACTTTGAACCTTTCAATTCGACGTGTCTGCGCTTTTTTGCGTACGACTTTGGTAGCGCGAATGGGTTCAATGGTCGTGGCTTTGCATCATAAAGAGATTTGTCAGCAGTATTTTTTCTGTCCATTTTTCCTTTCTGACCGCGAATTATTCGAATGAATGTTCTCGCGTGTTCTTCGTGTTTGTATACCTCTGGATATTCAGCGAATAGTTTCTTCGCGAGAGTTAGCGAAGGTGTTTCTTTGAACTTTGAACATACTTCTTCAGCTATTGTCCTCGCTGCTGTTTTCGGTGTTGCCATTCTTTTGTTGTTTTGAAAACTTTTCAATCACAGTACCACCGAACAAACTACCTGCTAAAATTGCCAACGTGTCGAACATTTCGATGGGGCATTGATAGATAGTGAAGGTGGCTATGTAACAAATTATTATTAGGTTTGTTACAACAAATATAGCAATAAATCTTTTACTCGAAACTTTCGTCGAAGACGTGAGCATTTCTTTCAACCACTCCTTCAATTTTTCTTTCATAAAAACTTCAAAAAGAATTGAACGATTAAGCCACCAACGACACCAGCAGCCGTTGCAATACCACCCAAACGAGCGACCTGCAACCTTTGGTTCTGAATATATTTGTCGTGTTTTTGAACCTTGCTAACGAGACCTTCAATCTTCATTTCGTCGTCGCCAATAAGAACGTGATAGATGCGGTCTATCTTCTTATTCATATCTTGAAGCTGTTCGTGTATCAATGCTATTTCTTTTTCGGTGTTCATCACTTGAAGTAAAGTTGTATTTCTGCTTCGCGTCTATTTACTAATCCCTTCAACACAACACCACCACCTTTGTTCCACATACGGAATGAATCGGCAATCGTTGGGTCTTGTGGGTTAACATTTAATTTTCTTAAAACTGACGACTTCTTGAAACCACCGATACCGATGTTGTAAGCCAAAGAAACACACGCGCTGAATTGGTTCTCGTTAAGCGTTTGCGTTATCAATGCACGAACGGAAACGGCGAATTTGTCGATAACGTTTTTTGCTAATTGCTCCGCACGTGCTTGTGTTATTACGTCGCCTTCTTTCACCTTCGTGCCGTCTTCGTAGAACGTGTTTCCGTAGCCAATTGTCCATACAGCCGATGGACACTTATAACTTTTCAAACGACAACCTTCAAAACGCTTCAATAGAGCGTATCCATCTGCGTTAACTTTCATTCACTAAGCGTTTAATTTGTTTCTCTTTCTTCAAAAGGTAACGACGGAATTTCTCCTCGTACACCTTCTGTTTAACCATATCCTTTTTACGCCCTGCTTTCGCCATTTGTTTTTGTTTTAGTTATCTAATCCAACCCAAACCCTGTCTTCTGTAAGTATAAGACTTTCTATCGCGTCCGTCGCTAATCTCAAAAGCGTTCGACGGATAAACATTTGTTTGTGACCATATCTGCTGCGTGTCGTTCGTCGTGTACTCTGGAAAGTCTGACTGATTAAAACATAAAAAGTCGACCATTCTTTGAGTGTAGAACATTGCTTTCGAACGCGATTGATCGCGGTAGTTTTGCAAGTCTGTTTGTGTTATCGGTGTAGTGTCTTCGCTTGTGCGAATTACCAAACTTCCGTTGTCAGTTTTAACGTACAAATGAGGAAGCATTTCGTACAAAGACCACCACATAATCATTCGACGTAAGTAAGTGTCTAAAAGTTCCTCGTATGCGCCCGTGATGTCGTCGTTTACAACGTCTTCTTTTATCTTGTTGTACAAGTCAGTTCCCAAATACAACTGCGCGTATTCGTCTTGTGCAAGATATATTGCAGGATACATAAGCAACGGGTCAACCGAGCCATTTATCCAACTGTATTTTTTTATGTAGTTTTCGTCAATGAGTAGAACTTCGGGTTGTAGTGCCATTGTGTTTTTTTTATGAGTATTTTAATGATGCTCTGTTGGGCATATCGTTAGGACGTACCGCTTCTTCGCCTTTTGGGAACAATTCGTTTGCTACTTTTCCTGTTACAACAGTATCGTTTTTCAATCCGTCGTTAGGTAAGAACTTACCATCTTTTCTTTTGCGGAAAAATACTTTTCTGAACCACGCGTGGCGGCAATAAACACCGCCTTTGTAAGTCCAAATAGAATAAGTGTTGCTTCCAGAAGGTGCAAATTGTCCGTTCACTCCGTCGCTTCCCATTTCGATAATGTCTTCGTAACGGAATAGCGCACCCATTTTGGAAAGTGCAACCATTTCTTGACAGAAATCGCGTGTAACTATTTCTCCGTCTTTATATGTGAAGTTTTTTGAATAGTAGTAACGAACTTTGTAAAGTCCCGTGTCCTTTTCGTCTTTTTGGTCGGGGTTCGAATAACCACGAACGCTCATAAATTCAGAGCGAAAGTTTTCTTCGTCGTCTGGATTAGTTACTTCTTCGTCAGAAAGCAATTGCCATTCTTCTTCGTTGATGTATTCCGCCTTTTCGCGTAAGTGCGCCAACCAAGCGTCGCCTTGTTCCTTGCTTATCTTATTTTCAGCAACCGCAACTACTTTTTTTTTTAATTCAATTGATTGCGTTGTTGGTTCAACAACAACAGTAACGTCGTCGAAAACGTTGTTCATCTCAATCTTCAAATCACTTCCAAGAATAGGCGCGAAAGTGTTTGTGATAATACGTTGGTATGGCTTAATAACTTGGTTGTTGAATATCTCTAAACCTACCAACATTTCATCTTTGTTCGAACCGAAGCCGTTAGATTCGCGTATCCCGTGAATAAGAGGTGAAACAACGCGGTGTCCAACCATGATTTGCTTCGCAGTTTCTTCTGATAAGAATTGATATTGTTTGTCCGCATCTGAAAGAGGGAACGCTTGAATGTCTGGAGTGCGTGCAGGATCTTCGTTGAAAGTCATCAAGAACTTACCCGCGTTACTTGCACCGCTCAATCTTTCTTCCCACTCGCGACGAATAGCTTCACGTTCTTCTTTCTGCGGGATGCCATTCAAGAAGTTTATAATAAATGAAGGAAATAATCCGTTCAAGATGTTGTTGACGTGATACATTCCCATTTGATGCGATAACTCAATATAATTCAAAGCACCGAAGTAGTCGGGCTTTGGATAGTACGAAGAACCTGCCATCATTCCGTGAGCGTAGATAACTTGTCGCGGTTGTTCTTGCGCTTGTGAAGGATTGAACGCGGGAATAAATTCGGGTTTTCCTTTCTTCGAACGTGAGTTCTTCCAGTCTTTCGAATACCAAACACCTGTGATTTCTTCCTCTTCTTTGTCGTAAGCAAGACGACAGTTCTCAAAAGGCAAATGGTTAATCTTTACAACGCGTGTGAAGTCCATTGACCATATCACCTCAGCAACAAAAGCACCTTGTAGTTTTAAGTCGAAAGAAATGCCTTGCAAAGCACTATCGAGAATCGTTCCTGTACCTTGCCCTTCAATCATAAACGCAATTGAGTTCGTCAACGCGTTGTGAATTGGAGAGTTGTAGTAAAGGTTGATTAAGTATTGTGGATATAAATTGTCATTTCCGTAATCAATCCAACCGCTACGATTTTCTTTCTCGATTGCTTCGGTTGGTATGTAACGGCTTAACGCTATTTGTTGAATGTTGCTCATTATGCGCCTGTATATATTACATCGACAGGAATTGTCGGTGTTGAAACGTCAAAGTAAATTGTTCCGTCTTGAAGAATCATTGAACCACGTTCAACCAAACCAACAACGGAAGCATCTGTTGGGTCTAAATTCACCGCGCTGTTCTGTCCGTACACTTGGTACTTGTACTTTCCAGCGTCGGTTAGACCAACTGTTGTTAAACGAATCTTTGTGACACGTTCGTTTTCGTTTATTACGGTAACGACTTGTGCGAGTTGTTCGCCTGTCATTTCGTACGTTAAAATAAGAAGGTAATTTGTGAACGCAACGTTGAAATACTGACGACCTTCATCGAGTGAAAGCCACGCATATTGATTCGCCGTATTTGTATTCAAATAAACCATTCTAATCTTTTATTTGTTCGTTGAAATTACAGCACAGAGGGACGCGTTGCCCCTCTATGTGTAAAAGTTTTTTGTTTAGTCAAGGATTGTCGAAGGCGCACTTTGCAAACGATATGCACGAACTGGAGATTCGTGAGTAAATGCAAGCGTGAAACCGTTCATATCACCCAAAGTTGTTCCTGTCGCTGCTGTTGCAGTAGAAAGGTCTGCTCCGAATTCGTAACCAACTGCCCACCAATTATCGTTTGAATCGTTAACGAAAACAATAACACGCGCTTGTGCTACGTTTTGTAATTCAACACGCTTCGCGGTAGATAATTTGTGTAACATTACGTTAACGGTTTGAGTATAAAATACTGTTCCGTTATCGCGGTTGAAGTTGATTGTTTCTTCGAACGATCCTGTTTGCGTTGGTAGTTCGTAAGTGTACAAATCACCTGCTGTAGGGCCATTGATTACTTCCACTTCGTCGTTTTCAAAATTGAAAGAAGTAACCAATGATTTATCTACTAAAACAATTTTCTTAATACCACCGATTCCGTCTTTGCAATCGAGGGTAAATCCTGTACTTAATTCACAAGCCATATTATTAGTTTTTTATTAGCACAAAAGAGGGGTGGTTTTTATGCCACCACCTCTATTCGTGCAAGGGTTAGAATGGTTGAGATTATGCAGAGTATTGGTAGAACGCGATTTCGTCTCCGAATCCGTACTGAACACCTGCGAAGAAAGAAGCTGCGAAACGTACGTTGTCCGAAAGATCGTATTGGTACATATCCAAAACAGCAACGTTGTTCCATTGGTCTAACAAGTTAGTACCGAACCACAAGTTAGACTTTTGGTACATAGCCATTGTGTCGTCAGACATACCAGGGCATTCAACGATGTCGTACTGTCCTTGCCAAGTCATCTTAACAGTCTCACCTTGATAAAGGTAGCTTCCACCGCCAAGACCAAGAATTGCAGTTCTAAATGCTTCAGCAACGTTTGAACTAACCGCGATAACAGGTTTCTCAGTAGCACGACGAACGCGTGTTGGAAGTGTTAAAACCAAACGATTCATTTCTTCGATTACGTTAGCAGAAGTGATAGCCTCTGGAGAAGATACATCAAGAACAGCAGCGTCAGCCAAGAACAAAGTTTCGAAACCTGCGTACTCACCTGCAGTAGCGTTAACACCCTGCCACATTACGCGCTCGTTGTTTGCTCCAACACCAGCCATTACGTTAGCAATTAAAGCGTCAGTTAATGAAGCGTGAAGGAAACCATCTTGTTCAGATTTAGCTTCCCAATCTGATAAGAAATCTTTCTTACAAAGTTGACGGTGAACTTGGAATTTTTCAAGAACAAGGATTCTTTCAGTTAAAGTAACTGTTCCAGTTGGAGTGAAGTCACAAGTCGCATTTGCGAAAGTAACGTTGTCAACTAATTTACGAACAACTTGTTTGTACTCGATGTTCTCTTTGAATGTAACCGCAGCCAAAGACTCGTTACTTAAGAATGCCGCGCGGATATATCCTGCTGCCTCTCTACCTGCAAATGTGGTAGTTAATGAAGTGGTAGTAGCCATTTTTTATTGTTTGTTTTTTTATTATTTTTTAAGATGAAATAAGAAGCGTTCTTCAGCCGACATCTTGTTGTAAGATTTAGCAGGTGTTTGCTTCGCTTGTTTAACTTCTTTGATTGATTGAACCGCAGGTTGTGCGCTCAATTTTTCAACGTTTGAAGAAAGTTCTGCGTTTGCCTTTTTCATTTCAGCAAGTTCGCTTTCTAACTTTGTAACCAAAGACAAAAGACCTTCAACCTCTGCGTTGAATGTTTCTTCAGCAACAACCTCTGTCGCTTGTTCTTCTTCGATGATTACTTCAACCTCTGGTTTTTCTTCTTCTTCCATTGGTTTCAATTCGGCAACAAGACCACCGCTTACAACAACAATGATTCCTTCTGCTGTCTTGTATTCTCCGTCCGCTACAACAACCTCGTTGCCGTCTGCGTCCTTTGCGAATACACGAACACCAGCTGCCCAAGTGTCGCTGTCCGAGTAGATGCTTGTTCCGTCCTCTAAAATCGCTTCAACCATTTGCTTCACCTCAACAACTTCTTCAGCTGATAGGCTTACATTGTGCTTTGCGAAAAGAGCGTTTACTTTTTCTCGTAAGTTCATATAAGTGTTTATTAAATGTTTAGTCCCTAAATAGAAAAGAGCGTATATTTGTTTCATAATTGATTCTTTTCATAGTTTCTTTTTGATTTTAGGTTTGGCGAGGGGAGTGATTACCCCTCGTTTTTTTTACCCTAAAGTTTCAAGAATAGTATTCAGAACTTTCATTTCGTCCTCATTCAATCCATACGTCTTGAACCCCATCTTGCCACCCTCGTTCGTTATCTTCGTGAGCGCGTTTAGAAACAGGTTCGCGTCGTCGTTGAACAGTTCCAACTTTAAGAAACCCCCTGCTTCGATGTTCATTTAGTCCTCTTTCAAAAGTTCTTCTATCTCGGCAAGTATCGCAGCGAACTCTTCGTGTGCGCTCATATACATTTCCTTTTCAGCAATGAAGTTTCCTTCGATTGAGAATCCAAGAACCTCTTTGTTTTGAATCTGTTTCTTAACCTCTTCGTTTTCCACTTTCATACAACCGAACCAAGTTCCTTCTGGAAGTGAAAACCCGAAGTTCTTCGACTTGTCGTTCTCGCCTTCAATGATCCACGTCTCAACCAACGAAACACCGTCAACAACTTTCGCGTGTTCAACCGTTGCGTTGTTTTGATTTGCTTGTTTCAAATAGTTGTAAGCAATCGACCGAATTGTTTCTTTCGAATACTTAACGTAATACTCTTCGTTTGTTTCGTCGTTGCGTCTGTATATCAATTGGTCGGGAATAAGCAATGCGCCGTATAAAAGACCTCTAAAATCTTCTTTGAACTTGACGTTGTGTTGTTCGCTTAACGCTACGAAATCGACACCAATGGCAGGTTCTTCGACTACGCTTATGGCATACACTCCGAGTAACCCTGCGTCGTCGATGCCGTACTCAATAACTTTAATTTTTTTATTCATTGTTTTATTTTTTAGCCACCAAGACGC